GTACTTGATGATGATGTGGATGAAGGATTGTTTGGTGAGAATGATGAGAGTTTGGTAGCCCGATATAAAAAAGAAACAGGAGGTAGTGTAGATGAGTAAAGATTGGTTTGATAAACATGTTATCGTTATGACTTTAGATGATGACAAGAAAAAAGAAAAGAAAATTAAATCAGCTATTAAAAAAGCAATAGTTAAAAAATTTTCTAAACCAAAAAGAAAGTCAGTCTAGATGAATAATAATATAAAACCAGAGATAACAATTAGTTGGGGTACTGAAAAAGAAATAACTAAAACTTATATCTTTGAAGATGAAAAACAAAAAGCTTTCTTTATGAAAGGTGTTGAAGAAGCTAATGGTTGGTTAGAGTATGAGGTAGTAGAGAAAGGAGAAACAATATCATATGTTGAAAGTAATAATCCTATCAGTCGTGTTATCCCTTAGTCTATTAAGTTGTAGTAGCGGGAGGATTGATGATGTTAGTCCATGGTATAGAGTAATAAAATTTTCTGTAGATAAAATACAGACTGTAAAAAAAGATAATAAAATCAATGACTTACAAGGATAATAAATAAAAAATTATTTACTTGCAATTCATAAAAAAATATGGTATAATAATAGGTTATTCGTATGTTAAATATATTAGTTTATTTTCTGTTGATACTTATGTGGAGTTTTATTATCACAGCAACATTTGGATTTATATAGAATGATAAAAAGTATTTGTGCAGGTTTATTAATGTTATGTCAAACGACATTTGATTTTCAAAAAGGTTTTGATTACAATAACAATAAAGAATTTGTTGAGGGTGTAAAAAATTGTGCAGTATCTTATAATTCTTTTATGCATTCACAACATAGAATTCCTATTGAAATAATTGTAAGTCAAGCAGTATTAGAAAGTGATTGGGGTAGGTCAAGGTTTGCAATAGAAGGAAATAATTTATATGGTATGCGTCAGTATGATTTAACTGAACCACATATTAAACCATTAAAAAAACCAGACGCAAACTTTGGATTAAAAGTATATAAAACAAAATGTTTATCAGTTGTAGATTATATTGAAACAATATTATCTCATCATGGCTACACAGAATTTAGAGAAAAACTATATCAAATGTGGGCGATAGATGAGTATGATATATTTTTATTAACTGAAATGTTATATAATTATTCTGCAGATGAAAAGTATGCAGGTAAGTTAAGAGACACAATACTATACATAAACGAAAGGGGTTACTTGTATGGCAGGAAATAAAAAGTTCGATATTGATTTAAAGTATGGACAGATACGAGAACAAAAAGTTAAAGACATGTTCTCTAAATGTCAGATAGAAGTCAAATCGGAAAGAGATTGGTGGCAAAGAACAGGAAACATTGCCATTGAGTACGAGTATCGAGGGAAACCAAGCGGTATTTATGCAACGACAAGTGACTATTGGTTTCATAGATTAGAGTTAAAGGATAAAGAATTTTGTACACTTGTTTTTAAAACAGACATTCTAAAAAAGATTGTTGATAGTTACAAAGATAAGTTGACAAAAAATGTGGGCGACAACAAAGCAAGTAAATGTGTATTAATACCTATAAAAGAAATATTTCGAAAGGAGTTTTATGACAATGTTTAAAGAAATAGAACAGGTAAAAAAGGAGATACAAGAACACGAGGGATTTAGAGATACTATATATAGTGATTCACTCGGGTTTGATACTATAGGTTGGGGTCATCTAGTAAAAGACACCGACCATTTTGAGAAAGGAGTTGCCTACTCAAGAGAGGAGTTGCAAAAAGTTTTTGATGAAGACTTTGATTTAGCATGGGCTAATGCAAATTCTTTAGTCAAAGAAAGATTGACAAACACAGACTTCGAACTACTAGATATAGACAGAAAGATGAAAGTCATATCTATATTTTGTAACATGTGTTTCCAATTAGGCAAGGCGGGTGTAAGTAAGTTCAATAAGATGTTTGAAAACATTGCCAAGTTAAATTTTGAAGGGGCGAAACTTGAAATGTTGGACAGCAGATGGGCTAAACAAACACCCAGTCGTGCCGAATATCTAGCAAATAAAATGTCGCAGGTATAAAATAAATTTATTTTTGTCTTGATTTCGACACAATTGTATGATATAATATGTTTAATTTAAATAAATTATTTAACTATGTTAAAGATTATTAATAGTTATTATTATAATATTAATAATAATATATATAAATATCTTAATAGAGTAATGACTATGTTTAAAATTAAAACAATAAAAAAATATTTTAGCACTTGACTTTGTTTTTGTTTTGTGCTATAATACAAACTTCAATAATAATATAGGAGGTATATATGCCAACAGTTGAAGGTAAAGCATATTGGGCTAGTGTGACTAGACCTAATACAACATTCGAACCTGTATATCAAATCGACTTAGCAGTTGACGAAAAAACTGCAGAGGAGTTTAAAGGTAAGGGTGTTACAGTTAAACAAGATGATAGAGGTTCTATTATCAAGTTTAAAAGAAAAGTAGCTAGGGCGGATGGGACTAAAAATCCTATGCCAAGACTAGTGGACTCTGCAAAAAATCCTATTGATGTGTTAGTAGGTAATGGTTCAAAGGTTAAAGTTTTATACAAACCTTTTGACTGGTCATTTGCAGGTAAGTCTGGTACAAGCTTGGATTTACAAGCAGTACAGGTACTTGACCTCGTGCCATATGGCGAAGACTTTGATGTCTCGGATGGTGGTTTCGTAGCAGAAGGTAACACCGAGGAGTTTTAAACAATCAAACAAGGGGCGACAATGAATGAAGACAAATCTAAGTTTGTAGAATATCATGTCCCTTGTTCGAAGTGTGGAAGTAGTGATGCAAGAAGTGTTAATGATGATGGCAGTAGCTATTGTTTTTCTTGCACCACTTTCTTCCCAAATGAGACAGGGATAAATCAACAACAAAGGGGCGACATGCAAACAGCAGAAAAGATAACAGACTTAAGTTATCATCAAGGTACTTTATCTGCAATATCAGATAGAGGAATTAATTCAGAGACTTGTAAGAAGTATGGAGTTAAGGTTATGTATAATGGCAATAACCTTATCGCAAAACATATCTATCCATACTATGATGAAACAGGTCAGATGATTGCGACAAAGACAAGGTATGTTAAAGATAAACAATTTTCAATTCTAGGTTCGACATCCAATTCTGGATTGTTCGGTCAGCAATTATTTAATGGTGGGAAGTATGTAACCATAACAGAAGGTGAGGTTGACGCAATGTCAGTCTATCAGATGTTAGGTTCAAAATATCCAGTAGTTTCTATTAAGAATGGAGTTGCTTCAGCACTAAAAGATATCAAGAAAAGTTATTCTTGGTTGGATAAATTCGACAATATTGTTATCAATTTTGATAATGATGAGGTTGGAAGAGAAGCAAGTGTTAAAGTTGCAGACTTATTTCAACCCGGGAAAGTTAAGATAGTTAAACTTCCCGAAGTGTACAAAGACGCAAACGATTTACTGCGTTCTAAGAAGTATGAGGAGTATGTAAAAGCTTGGTGGAATGCACCTATACATGCACCAGATGGTATCGTAGAGGGTAGTCAATTACTTTCTGAGGTACTACAACCAATAGTAAAATCCAGAATAGATTATGGATGGAAAGGACTAGATGAGTTAACTTATGGTATTCGTAGTGGTGAGTTGGTTACTATTACCGCAGGGACTGGACTTGGAAAAACATCAGTCATTAAAGAGTTAGTATATCATATATTCAAAAGTACAGAGAGTAACATTGGAATGATTATGTTAGAGGAAAGTCCTAAGATAACTGCATTAGATATCATGGGAACAGAAGCTAACTTACCTTTGCGAAGACCCGATATTAATTTATCGGATGAAGATAAAACAAACTACTTCAACAAGACAGTAGGTACTGGTAGATTTTATTTCTACAATCACTTCGGTTCTAATTCAGTAGATAATATTATTGCTAGAGTTAGATACATGGCAAAAGCTTTGGATTGTAAGTTCATAGTTCTTGACCATATAAGTATGATAGTATCTTCTCAAGAGTTTGGTGACGAGAGAAAAGCACTTGATGAAGTAATGACTAAACTAAGAACACTAGTACAAGAAACAGATATTGCTTTGATTGTAGTGTCTCACTTACGAAGACCAGATGGTAAGGGACATGAAGAAGGAGCAGTCACTTCACTTGCACAACTAAGAGGTTCGGGTTCTATTGCTCAACTATCTGATATGGTTCTTGGATTAGAAAGAGACAGTCAGAGTGAAGACATTGCACAACGAAACACAACCACATTGAGAGTATTGAAGAATAGATTTGTGGGTATGACTGGTCCTGCATGTTACTTATATTGGGACAAAGATACTGGCAGACTTAACGAAGTAGATAAACCTCAAGGTGATGAGA